GAGGCGAGGCCCTTGGCGGCCACAAGCTCCCAGAAGGCATTCGATGTCGCCGGCAGGACCGGCGGCGCGTTGCCGAGCGTGTCCTGAAGCGCGATCCATGTCGAGCCGTTATCGCGAACGCCATCGCGCTCAAGATAGGACGTGCCGGCATTATACGCCCCACGCCAGCGAAGCCCCGTCAGGCCGGCCGGGATCGTGAAGGCCAGATTGTATGGACCAGATCCCGTAACAATCAAGGAAGCCGGCGTGCCCGGTGCCCCGGTCGCGATGGGTGAGAATGAAAGAGAAGGTGGCTGACCTTCTGGACCAACGCCGTAAGCAAACGGCCCAGCCCAATCCCCCTCGGCATTGGAAGCCTTCACCCAGAGCCACGCGTTCGGATCGTCGAATTCGAGGAAACTGAAATGCCTTGGCCGGGTATCGTATGTGTCGCGATCGGCAAGCACGCCGGAAACATCGAACTTCCAGATTGTGCCCGCCTCGATCTCGGCGCGCAGCTGCGCGAACACCTCTGCATTCTTCGCAATCTGCTGGTCGTAGGTCGTGGCGACGCGCAGCACGTATTCATAGACGCCCGTCTCGCCGGTCCAGACGAGCGCAGCGGTAATCTGCGTATCGCTGTCGATCGTCTCAATGGGCAGCGGGTTGCCGGGCGCCTGGACGAAGATCTCGCCGCCCTTGAGCAGTGCGATGGCCCATGCCGTATCGATGCCCGTAACCACGGCGCTGCCGGCCGTCAGGGACACGGTCCCCGCCGAGTAATGGAGTGCTGTCATGTGGAGGGGTTCCCCTAGCTAGGTTGGCCGTCAGGCCGGAATGCCAAGAATGTAGTAGCGGATGCCAACCACCGGGTTGGTGTCGTACAGGACATCCGGGTTTCGGTTGGCGTACTGAGTGGCGGTGAAGTACTCCAGCCGCAGCGGCTGCCCCCGGTAGGTCCTGAAAACCGCCTGACTCTGCGTCAGAGTGCACCAAGTGGCGTTGCCGCAGATGTTGCCCTCCCACGACGCCCCATTGCGAACGGCGCATCGAGAGAAGAACGGCACCCTTGCGCGAGCGCTCCAGCTCTCCACATTGCCGGCCCCGATATTCTGCCCGAAAGACCCGGCTCCATGAACCGTGGTGTACTTCACCATCGGGAAGCAGCCGGCCGCATTGAAGTTGACGGTGTGTGTCAGAATGCCGGTCCCGACAGGGATATAGCCCTCCGCCAGGATCTGGATGCATGGCCAACGGCTATCGACGACGATATCGGCAAACCTTGGCGGGTCTGCCGCTCCCGGCCGCAACAGTTGCACGACGTTTTCCCCGTTCTCCTCGAATTGACGGAGCACGTCATTGTTGCCGCTACTGACAGCCTGGGTGCTGTTGGCATAGATGACGAAGCGCGCGCGGCAGGCGGAGTTCGGATTGTTGAAGCGTATAAGACTCCCCTGAAACCAGTACTCCGCGCCGAACAACTGGTCCGTCGTGCCTGTCGGGTTCATGGGATAGGCGATCGTCGAGCCGGAGTAGAAGTGAACGTCGGCCTGCGCATTCGGCGGGATCGTCACGCCGATATCGTAGTTCGTCACCCCAACCGGGCAGGCGATATCCCCTGATCCGATGATCTTCGTCGGGCTTCGCGCGGAATCAAACGCCAGCTGCGACGGCCTCGTTATATTGTTCAGGTCAAAGCCGGGCTTAGCGACGCGCGCGCCGGCGTTGTCGATCTGGATAACCGTCGCGTCGGCGATCGGCACGACGGGCGCCCCGTCGGTTATCGGCACATTGTTTCCGGGCAGATCCCAAAGAGACAGATTGTAGTAGAAGGATTCGCCGTCCGGCGTGTCGTCATCGTTCCTGAACGTGCTGTTGATCACCGTGCCGGACGATATGGAACCGGTGGACGACGGATAGTAAACCGTCATCCCGGTTCCCCAGCCGAAAAGGGTCTCGGCGGGTTGATACCACACACCGTTTCGTCGCGCGCCACTCAGCTCGGGACCGTAGATAAGTCGCTGGAGCTGCCCCGACACGAACCGGTCATTGGTAATTCGTCGAGCCTTTATGTCGACGAGGGGGATGGCGTAGTTCAGATCCGGGAAGTGGCCAGACCGGAAGTACGTTTGCTGTGTGTCGGCCTTCGCGCTCGTGTTGCGGATGGCATATTTCGTGTAATTGCTGAGCCCCGCTCCGGATGGGTAGAAGGTTGTGGAACCAACCTGCGGAATAAGGTCGATACCTGCAATCTTGTAATCCTTCGCCCATTTCGAATTGTAGAGGAAGGACCCGACATTGCCGTCGGGCTCGTTTGCTGGATCGATGTCGCCCTTGGTGATCTTCACGCAGGGCACGCCGGCATAGTCGAAGCCAATGAGCGTCTGGGTCATGATTTGAAGATCAATCGTCCGTTGTTCAGATCGAAATCGACCTTGTTGTTCTGCGAAAGCAGGCGCCCGGACCGCACCAGGCCGATATTCGCGATCTGAAGCTTGAGTTCCCCGCCCTCGAACACGAGCGGCAGGAAGTTGCTGTTGAGGTCGCCGGGGTTGAGCACAACGAACCGGTCAGCCATGACAGCGAATTCCGACTGGATAACCCCGCCGGCGTCGACGATCTGGAGATAGAAGCCGGAATCATTCCAGACATCGCCTTCCGACACGCGCAGCTGCACCGAGAAGCGAGCGAGCGCGCCGGCCTGGTCGGCGGCGGCCGTGAAGCGAATACGACCTTGGGCGAAGCGGTCATCGACCGCCACAGTGACATCGGTGATCTGCTCGGCCAGCGCCTCAAGTTCGCCGGCGACGACGACAATCTGTTCGTCGAATGCTGCGCGATTGCGCCCAACTTCGACCGCCAGGCGCCGGCGCGCGCTTTCCGATACCGCGCCGTGAAGCTGCTGGTTGGTCAGGATCTGCTCAAGCAGCGGCCGGGTATCGTCAAGGCCCTGCTGGAGATCCTTGAACCGGTCGATGACATCTTTCTTCAGGTTGGAAAGGCCAACCTCAAGGTCGGCATTACCGCCGTCGATCGAGGTAATACTGATCCAGTCGACGAAACCGGGCGCCGGGCGGCCATCGACGATCACCCGATAGCGGAATTCGTATTCCGTCAGGCTCAGGATACCTTCCTGAATGAAAGCGATAAGCGAATCCGCCTGAACCGTGCGGGTGAAAATGTTCGTCGGCTCTGTCTTGATACGCCACTGGAATTCAATGGCCGTGACAGTTGGGTCCACGATCGTCGACCACGATATCCGAAACGCGGCATAGCTGCGGCCGTCCGCGCCGATGGCCTTCACCGGAATGACGGCATAGTCCGGCAGCTCGTTGGCATATTCCGGCTCACCGGGCGGGAACGGGATCTCGGGCGGCAGGACACCGACGCTGTCATAGATCGCGCCGTTGCGCTCGACGAGCGAGAGGACGACGTTGCGCGGGCCGTCGCTGGTCAGCGCCTTGATGGAGCGGCTGGCGACCATGTAAACGCGGTCGCCATAGCGCGCCGAGTTCCACCGGATCCAGTCGCCGGCCTTGATCGTCTGGAAACGAGGCCGCACGACAATCTCTGCCGTCGCCTCGTACCGGTTCTCCTTGTAGTAGATCGCCGCCAGTTGGTTGGCCTGCGCCTTGTAGGGCACGGTCGGGAAGTCGAGCTTGAAATCCCGCGTTCGCCGATCGAGCCCGACCTGTGACGAATTCGTCTGCGTGTCGTAGCCGACCGGAGACCACATATTCGCCGGTTCCGGATAGGTGCCCTGAACCGAGTTCACAATATCGGCCTGCGACTTGAACTTCTGGAAGCGCACCGGCTCGGTGCTGATCAGATCCTCGTCGGTGATCGTCTCGATGATAGGCTGGTCCGTGCCGATCAGCGGCCAGGAGCCGTCCACGCTGTCAACGACTATACCGCCGCAAGACTGCATGACAGCATCGATGTTGTCGCCGTGCTCTAGATCCGCATCGAAGATGACCGAGCAGCGGTAGCGTTTGCCGTAGCTCGTCGTCTCGTCGCAGATATTGGCCGCGATGGCATAGCGATCAACGGGCAGATCGACCGGCGACATGCCCATGCCGAGGAACATATCGCCGTTGATCGCGAAGCCCCGGCGATAATTGTAATCCATCACGACTGGGTTTTCGGTCCACTCGTAGGTCGCGTAATTGCCCCACCGATGCGGGCCGACGCCGCCGGCGGTGGAATCCTTTCGGAAGTCGTAGAGGCGCGCACCGCGGATCTCGAAGAAGAACTGCGGCGGCTGGGCAAGACGCTCCTGATCATAGGTCAGGTAGGCGACGATGTAGCAGATGCCCGTGCCGACATGGCTCGCAGTCCAACGGCCGAATGGGTTCGAGCCGCTGATCAAGGTCGCGTCGGCCGCCGACTGCGTACCGTCATAGAACCGGAAGGCCAACAACCCGGCATAATCGCCGCTGTTCACTGTGTAATAGCCGCCGCCCTGGTGCGTCAGCGGAAGGAGCTTTCCGCCGGCCCAGATGCGCGAGAGGCCGTCGCATGGGAAGTCCGAGAAGGCATAGACCTGCTGCAGGCGCTTATTCGCATCGCCATAGGAGTTGGCGTAGCAGTCGTGACCGGCCATCCCAACGAGGCCGCAGGCAACCTGCCGTGAGACATTCTCGCCATACTGAAGCTCGAACTGGACGCCGCCGGCCTGCCGTTCCGCCTTCTTCGCGCGGTTCTTCTGGAGCTTGGCACTGATCAACTGGAGGCCGATGCCAAGCACCAGCTTTCCGACAATGCCGAGGCCGCCGAAGAACGACCCGATGGCGCCAATGACTGGAGCGAGAAAACCCATTATTCCACCCGGAATGCTGCGAGCACAGCGGTCGGCGGCAGGAAGACGATTTCCTGCGTGCCGCGTGTCATGAAGCCGACGGCCGTGAAAACGCCGCCGGAGATCTCACCATTGTTGTCGTAGACGCCGATATCGCCGCGCTGGGCCATCAACACGGGGATCTCGGCAAAGCGAGCCGCGAAGGCATCGCGAACGGTTTCGAAGCCACGTTTGCGCAGTTGCTTGCCGGCGCCGGCCGGCGTCTTGTAGCGGCGGGCGGCCGCGCCATGCATCGTCTTGCCAGTCACGGCCTCAACTGCGTCGTCGGCGATGATATAGCAGTCGGAAAGACCGTACTGCGCAGGCAATGCCTGATGATTCGCCACAACCCTGTTGAGGCGGTTCAACCAGTCTGGATGTCGCATGATGCCTACCTGTTCAATCCAAGGAAGCCGAGTACGCCAGCGCCTAACGTCTTCGCGCGATTGGGCGAAGGCTGCGCGCTGGAAGGCCCGGCACGGCCCCAGATCAATTCCACACGGCCTGCCGTCGCTGCATGTTCAAAGAACCTGTCGCCGGGATCGCGGCGCTTCTGATCAGCGATCGACCGATAGCGGCCGTTCTTCCGGCTGTAGTCGAGCTGCCGGCCCTCGCACGCCGCCTCAATATAGGCGCCGCCGTCCGGCCCAAAATAGTGCGGGACCGTGTCGACATAGCCGCGCGCGACGGTCTCGACCTGAAGCAGGGCACCCGTATCCGGATGGAAGTGCGCATCCATCACGCGCACCGGCCGATCGCGATAGTCTTCGTTCTCGATCTCGGTCAGCATCTCCGGCGTGAGACCGAAGTCTCTGCTTTCCGCCAGGCGCAGCGTGAAGTTGCCATCCGCCGAGGTCCCGAGCCCTCCGCCGAGGTCCGAAACCTCGATCAGGCCGAACGGCTGATAGGTCAGGCCAGCATAGGTCATGGCGTCCTTGTCGGCGATAAAGCCATATGTGCCCGTGCCGAATTCCAGCCGGATCATCTGCCGCGTGGAGATCCGGCCGGCGTCGTAGAGGTCTTTGACGTCATTCGAGAGCATCAGGCGCTCTCCACCAGCTTGAAGGACACCGTGTAGAACCGCCCGTTGCGGGGCGCCTGAAAGCTGTCCGGCACGGGACGCATCAGAATGGCCGGCTTGGCGAAGCGCACCACGGCGCCGACCTGTGCAACCGTGGCGAATGGCGGCGGCTCGACAGTAATCGTGCGCGTCGTAACGGAGCCTGAGGCTTCCGTGACCCGGCCGACGTAGTAGCGGCCGGACCGCTCGAGGCCGATACGATCGCCGGGCGCCAGCACAAGGCCGGCGTCGACACTGTTCACCGACAAGACATTGCCATCGGCAACGCTCACGAGACTGCCCGGATCGTCGGCCGGGGCATTGTTCTCACGATGCGCAACCGGGTACCCTTTGTGCGGTTGGCGAAAGAGGACCGACCGGAGGCCGCCACGCAGGGAAAGCCACCACGCCTCGACCGCGGAATACTCGTCGTAATCCAGCGGGCGAGTTTCGAGGGTGACCTCCCATGCCGGTGCGGCGACCTGTGTGTAATTGATCAGGCCGCCGCCCGACGGCGAGGCAGTGACGCTGTCCCTCAGCATGAGGTCGCAGGTGACATACCCCACGTCAGGGATAGGCCGCGGAAAGGTGATTGCCATCAGAGGCCCCGCCGCTTCTGCGCATTCTGCACTGTCGAAACGATCTGGTTCGGAAGATCCGCCTTGAGTGAGGCCAACTGCCGTTCTACTCGCGCCAGGCCCGCCGCGTCCGCGCCAGTGGCGTCGATCTTGATCTCGACCGGAGCGCTGACGCTGATCCCCTGCCCGCTGCGACCGTTGTCGTTCACCCCGCGCAGCTGATGGTTCGGGATGACCTTCTCACCGCCCTTGAAGCGGACGAGTTCCGGCCCTTCCTCACCGACCATGGCCAGACCGGCACGTGCCGAGGCTGTGCCGTCCGCATAGAGGCCGATACCACCGGCAGACGCGATACCGAACTGCGAGCTCCCGCCGAACAATCCGCCGAAGATGGTTCCGAGAAGACCACCACTTCCGCCGCCAGCGTTGCCGACCTTGAAGATGGCGTCCATCACGTCGCCAAGCAGTTTGTCGGTGATGCGATCGAGGACGTTGAGCGCTGCATTGCCGAACGACTTCCAGAAGCCCTCGCCATTTTTCAGGCCATTGCGGAGGTCATTGACGAAGCCGAGCGCTGTGGACTTCGCGAACTCCATCGCCTCTTTAGCCTTTTTCGTCGCAATCTCTGTAACTGCCATCTGGCCTGCCAGGCTATTCAGTTCGACACGCTGCTTTGCTGTAAGGGTAATGCCCTTTTGCTGCGCCTCATTCAGAAGGTCGGTCTCATACCGCAGCGACAGAGACGCTTGCTCCGTCATGCCCAGCGCGAGTTCTTCAGCCTTGAGCGAGGCTAGCCGACGGTTGGCGCCGTCCACGATGTCAGAGTACTTCTCGGCGTCCGTTTTGCCGCCGGACTTCTTATTTTTTTCGTCAACGGTGGTCATCCATTTGGCAAGTTCCTGTAGCTTACCGGATGCTGCCGAAGCACCGCGGGCGATGCCTTCACCAAACTCGCCGACCCGGTCTTGCCCCATGATCCGCTCGATGTTGGCGTTCCTGTCGGTGAGAGCTCCACCCAATTTCGAAGAGAAAGGGTCGTCCAAGGCGAAATCGCTCGCACTGAAGGTACCAGCCAAAGCGGGAATCTGAATACCAGACGGGAGGACAGAATTGATCTTGGCGTGGAAGCTATCGAGGAGTTCGAACCCTCTCTGCACCAGCCCGACCATTGCACGAATAGCTGCGTTTGCCGCACCTACCGCCGCAGCCCCTATGATGTTCGGGAACTGACTCCAAAGGAATTTGAGATCCTCAAACGCTGCTTCGAAACTATTAATGACGAAATTCGCGGCGTTCTTGACGTCCGCGACGATATCACGGCCGAAAATCTGCGTGATCTCATCACGAAAGATGTTCATTGCTGCCACAGCGGCGGTCACTCCAAGTACAAACGCACCGAGTGGGTTCGCTGCAGCAATGGCGATGCCCGCTGAGACTGCGGCGACGGCCATACGGCCGAGCAAGGCTATGACGTTCATGATACCTAGAATTATGCTTGGGGCATATAGGAGCGCCAGACCGGCAGCGGCGGTCGCTGCATACGGAGCAATCGTAACAAGCACGTTCGCGAGACCGCGCACAGCAGAAGCGCCGAGACTAGCCCAGTTCACCATCTGTAAACCGGCTGCGGCAAGCGCCGTCAGGGCTATTGATGCGAGTGAAACGGGAGACAGCAAAGACTTGAAAGCGGTAGCGAAAACAGCAGTCGCCTTCGCCCCACCCTCCATAGCAGCTTCCATTTGCCCTGCGATCTGCGTACCCTGCTGAAGAGCGATCAACATCGGGTTCATACCGCCGGCTGCTGTAACACCGACGTCTTGAAACTGCGCAGCCAAGCCCGACATGCTGCCGCCCATGCGTTTCACATTGTTATTCGCCGCCATCGACGCTTGTGCGGCCTTCATCGCTGCATTGGCCTCGACCTGCTGCGCTTTGGCCACGGCATACGACGCATTCACGCGGTCATGATCTGCCTTGGCGGCCAGCGTTGCGGCCTTCGCCTTGTTATATGAGGCGCGAGCCGCATCAATGTCAGCTCTTGTCGCAGTCTCGGATGCCTTGGCAGCGGCGAGCGTTGCCGACGCCTGGCCCTGGGCGGCCCGTGCTGCCGAGAGCGCGGCGGCGGAAGCGTTCCGCATGTCGGATAGCCCAGCAACTGCGCGCTGAGCCACGCGCGCGGCGTTTGTCAGTCGCGTCAATTCGCCCGCCGCCTGCCCTACACCGTTGCTGGAAACCTCAATACCAAGTCGTGCGACGTCCATTTGCGTTTCCTTCGGCAAAGGTTATCGTCCTCTCGTCTTGCAACGGAGGATGGAAATGCGTTTCGCTATAATCGCGTCAGTCTTGCTCGCAGCGTCAGCGTCAAGCGCTCAGGAGCTTAAGGAAGGATGGGGAGTTCAGTTTCGACAGGATACGTTCGACAAGACCGTGTTCCCTGTCGCTATGATGTCGGAGAACGGGGACGGGTTCGATAAGGCCCTGTTCGCTGTAGCCTGTGGTAACGGCGGCTCGTTAGTTTCATTCTTCCAGATCGGACGAATGTCGTTCGATAATTCTGCCAAAGCTCAGTTCCGAACGGCTGATGGCACAGAAGAAGTGACGTTTTCCTCAGGTCCTGTCCCCAACATGGGCAACCGGCTTGCTGCCTCCTCTGAGGAGACAGCTAAGCTTATCGCAGTTTTCGAGGCCGCCGGAGGTAATGACGTTCCATTCCGGGTGGAAGGAAAGCAGGGGTCCTTTAGTTCAGTGGCGGCCGCGGAGACCTTTGCAATCATGCGGCAAGCGTGCCCGAAGTAGCGAGACTCGACTCCCGCAGAAATTGATTCCATGATGCCCCTAGGAGTTGGGGGACTTCATGAAAGCACTTATCTCAGTAGTCGCTGCGCTGGTCGCATCGCCGGCCTTTGCCGACGGCGCATATATTGGCGGCTTCGGAAGCTTCGGCTCATATCAGGCGTTGGGCTGGCGAGGCGGTCCTAATCCACAGCGATCATCAACAATGCTTGGTGGTTTCGCTGGGTATGGTTTTCAAGCTGGCGGCTTGATAATCAGCCCTGAGGCACGGCTTCACGTCGGGACAAATCGTCAGACTCAGTATGATGAAAATATTCCGGGCTTTTTCGGGATACGACCAGCGATATATCACTACACATTGAAGGAAAATCTGGGGGCGTCGGCGGGTGTAAACGTTGGTGCACCGCTGGGACGCTTTACGCCATACGTTGGGGCATCGATCGGGAGATCGAAATTCAAGTTCAATTCAATTTACACCAATTCCGGCGGCTACCAACTTTTGCTCGAAGACCGATACAGCTTCACCAACTATTCAGTCCGATTGGGGACCGAGTATAATATCGACAGCTATTTCTTGCGCGCGGAAATACAACACCGGTGGTTCCGGACGGGTGGATGGGACCCCATTCACAAGACCGAGGCCAACATTGGCCTCGGTGTCCGCTTCTAATCACTTCGTTCGCTACAGCGTGTAGTAGGTGTGAACCGCCCTCTCCTGCCGTCGCTTCGGCTGGATTGAGACCATGTCGTATTCCGCGACTTCATCCATGAGCGAGGCGATCTGCCACGAAAGCCGCTTGATTACCTCGCGCGGATCTTCGACCGGCGGCCCCATCGTAAGGTCGGGTGCCATGGCAGCGCCGTGACCGGCGACAGCGACGGCCAAACCGCCCTTGAGAACTGTGCGCCTGTTCATCACGCTACCTCCGGCGCCGGGGCCGCGGGTTTTCGATGGCGACGGCCGGGATGCGGTATGATGACAACCATCTCCGTCTGGTATTCGTGGCTGATATCGACCTTCCATTCGTCGCCGTGGATGTCCTGCATAAGTTTCGCAAGCAGGTCGGCGACACGCTCAATGCGCTTCCTTGCGGCGTCAGCGGATGCCGCGGCTTTGATGAGAGTGGGGTGCATAGCCTTGCCTCCCCTCAGTGCAGCGGGCGCTCAAGAAGCTCGGCGAGCTTCACGAGACCCTTGGCCGTGACGAGGACGCGAGGGGCAACGCGCTCCCTGCCCTCATTGTCCATGTACAGGTGATCCTCATGCTCCAGATAGCCGGCATGGCGAATTGTATCGTAGGCCAGCCAGTTCTTGTTGCCGGCGCGCTTGTAAATCCACCGTCGGCTGGACATGAACTGAAACAGATGGTCCCGCTTGACGTCGAGCGTCTTGGCCGCGTCCGTGATGCACATGCTGCCTTTGGCACCTTCGAGCCGGTCCAGCCTTTTCAGTCGACCACCCTGCTCCGCGATGATCTCGTCCTTCTTGGCGACCTCGCCCTGTAGGTGCCCGATGACTCCGAGAACGACGCGGGGGTCGGAGAAATCGAGGGCCTTGGGTGTCGCCCCTTCCTCCAGTTCCATCCAACGGTCGATGATGCGAGCGCGAAGCTCGACACTGTATCCCGAAACGAGGATCAGGCACTCCCGCTTCGGAAGGTGAATGCAGGGACGCGTTTCACCATTTCCTCCATCATAGACGCCCCCAAATTTGGGGAGGTCTTCTTCGCCATGGAGATCGAGCAGCATCTTGCGCGCATCCCGCATAACGTGATCGTGGCGCTTTCCCGTGAGTTCCGCCACTTCGCGGCTGGACATGGTTAGCGAGCCAGAGAGTGGAACGGTAACGATTTGCGTGGTATTCAGATGCTCATTCATATCGGAACGACCTTTCCGGTGTGATTAACGCCTGCCTTGCCGGGCAGGTTGTTGATGTTGACGGCGGGGATTGCCGACCAAAGCTATTTCCCCGCCGTCGCTTCCTGGCTCTTCCGAAGAGCCTGAATTATCAGCGTATTTTGAGAAGCGCTCTCACGCTTCGCCTTCTTTTCCAGCCAGAGCTTCAAATCCGCTGGTATGCGGAGCGTCAGCTTGGGCATCTCGTCGCTCGGGTACATCTCACTCCTTCCATGGGTGCAACTTGCACGCATGAAAAGTAGGGTCAAATCGACTTGATGTCAACTTGCATCCATTGATTTTCTGCGTGCAAGTCGCATTCATCGCCTATGACTGAGAAAAAGTACCCGAGCCAACTTGCCGAGCGATTTCAAATCCGCCTGCCCGACGGACTGCGTGATCGGATCAGGGCTTCAGCAGCTACCAACAACCGAAGCATGAACGCGGAAATCGTGAATGCACTGGAGTTCGCTTTTCCCGAACCACCGAAGATCGAAGAGACCATTGCAGATATAAAACGCTATGCTGAGGGCATGAGGCACTTCAAGGGGCCGGCGATGCTAAATGCACTTGCCGATAGCCTGGATCAGTTGATGCTAGATATCTCTCGCGACCCGTCGATAGACGAAGACACAAGACAGAAAGCGAGGAAGTTCGCTGAGGATTACGGCAAATTCACCCGCTTCGTGCCGCCTGAGGACTGACCTTGCCTCTGCAGTATCCTCCCAAGGTCGGCACAGTTGTGATCTGCGACTACACCACAGGTTTCAAAGCACCAGAGATGGTCAAGGAACGGTTGGCGTTGGTCGTCTCACCTCGGCTTCCGTATCGCGACAAACTCTGCACAATTGTCCCGCTCAGCACGAGCCCGGCGAAGTCCGGAATCAAATATCAGTGCCGAATCGAACTGCCCATGGAAGCACCCTCACCGTATCAAGGGACCTTCAAATGGGCCAAGGCCGATATGTTCGCGACGGTCTGCTTTGATCGACTGAGCTTGCCGTACACTGGTCGAGATGCCTCTGGAAAGAGAAAATACTTGCAAATCATCGTCGTAGAGGAAGAGCTTAAGAAAGTGAAAACTTCCTTGCTTCATGCTCTCGGTCTAGACCACTTGACGGACCATCTTTAAGGGACCATATCAAGCGTGCTTGCGCTACCGGGAGACCGGGGAGCGCCTCAAGTCCACCCTCGGGTGGCGAGCCATCTATCGCGATAACAAGCCCAGTTGGCTGACAGCCCCACCTCCCGAGGTGGGGTTTCGCGTTTTAAGGCCGCTTGTTTGCGCCCCGCTGCGCTGCCCGCTCCTTCGACAGCGCCCCGAGATATCCGTCATCCATAGAGAGGATGACAGCCACCTCTTCCCGCAGAATTATTTCTCCAGTCATCTCCGACCATGCCTTGATTTCCGGGTAGGTTAGCGCCAGCGGGCCGTCCATGCCCTGCATACGCCGCCCAGAGAGGTGCCAGAACCAATCCCAGAGGTGTTCGCCCTCTTCCGGGATATCCGGCTCCTGAATGAGCGCCTCTTGGCCGAAGCGCTCATACATTTCTCGTTTGGAGACGACGTCCTTGCCTTCCCGGCCACGATCAAGCTCGTATCCGGGCGTATCGAATTCGACCGTGACGGCGACGGCGAGCTTTAGGCGCTCGCCGAGCTGGCGAAAAAAGCTGCTTCGTCTCCGAGAGCCTGGTCGATCTGTTTGGCGATGGCCGGGACGGCGAGGAGCTTACGCTTGTTTGCGTCGGTGCATGCCGGCTTCTTGTCGCCGCCGAGATTGGCATCACCTGAGAAGGTCCACGAGACGATTGCCGCCGAGAGCAGCGCAGCGGTGTTGTCATCGATCTTCTCAGCCGACACGGCGTTGCGACCGGATTTCAGCGCACGGTTCTTGATGCTGCGCTCGACCGCCTTCACCTCGTCGCTCTCAAGGCTGCGCAACTCGACCGTGACCCCAAGCGGTTCGCCCGTCGCCGGGTGCTTGAGGTCAACGGTCAACGTGTTCGGCTGAAGTGTCAGAAGGTCCATGGATCACCTTACGGGGTTTCGACGGGCGCGATGAAGAGCGGACGCTGATCGGTGAACGCCACCGTGTAGCTCTCGCGAATGAAATCATCCGTGGAACCGCCGAGCAGCTGGGGGCCGGACACCGGGCCGGCGGCGTACATGATCGTGTTCGACCAGTCTTCAGTCGGCGCATCGGCATACTCGATCTTGATGGCGTAGTAGAACTTCGTAGCCGCCGCGGCGCGAATGGCGATCTGGCCCGGATCGTCGAAGATGCGCGCGACCTCGATCGACAGCTCTCCGGCATCCTCGACGCCCTTGGCTTTCGAGGTCACTTCGGTATCGAGCGTGTTGTACGACACGATATTCGGCGCCGAACCATAGTCGCCCAAGTTCCCGACCGAGCCGATGGGCGTGAAGGTCAGGGCAGCAAAGGCCGCCGCGTTGAGGGGAAGCGTGACGGCGGTCGTGCTGATCGACACGGTTGCGCCCGCGAGGGTCGTCTTCAAGCCTGCCATGGTGGTGTCCTTTCCTTAAGCGAAGGCGTGATAGCGAACCGTGACAGGCACCTGCACACGGTCAGTTTCTTGGAGGGGCGATGCTGCATAGGGCGTGCGATCGATCACGACCTTGAGCCCGCCCTTGTGCAGCGTTGTGCCCTTGGCGAAGTGGTTGATGATGCGGCTGGCGGCCTCCAGCGGCTTGATGTGGCCGACGCCCTTCTTCCAATAGACAGACACCTGCAGGATTCCGCGGTGCTGCTCCTGCCCTGCCCCAAGCTCGGTGTTCGTCGTGTCGTTCGGCAGGAATGACGCCTGGAGGTAGTTGTCGGGCTTGGCCTGGCCGGCGGCCGGGAAGTCGATACCCGGCATCGCGATCTGCAAGGCCGGCGTGAATGTCAGCTTGCCGAGATGATCCAGCAGCGCGGCAAGGATCGTTGCGTCGGTGCCTTGCGCCATGTATCAATCCTTCATGTCCGAAAAGCCGCCGCTATCAGATGCAGAGGTCTACGACCTGCTCCACAGGCTATGGCTGCACGCGGCTACCGAGAAAGGCGCCACTGAGTTTGGCGAAAACACCTTGAAAACCGTCCGCGTCTCGATCTTCGCGCTTCAGGCGGCGATGGTGATGAAATCGGAAGGTCTCACAGGCCAAATGCCTTCCGAACCTTCTCTGCGTTCCGATTGACGATCTGCTGCCAGTTCATGGCGGCGAGACGCACGAAACCGTCGGCTGGCTGGCCGTTGGCGCCGTATTCGCGGTGCGCCGCATACGAGGCCGTGTAGCCGAAGTAAAGCGTGTCATCGAGTGAGGCTCCGGCAATAACCGCCTCAACCTGCCCGAAGTCGAAGGCATAGCTACTGCCCTCCGCTGGCCGGGCGCTGGGATTGATACCCGGCATCGCTGATGTACTGGCCATGAGCGATGCCCAGAGAAAGCCCGTGTCATACCGCATGCGCCCGCCTTCAGAGCGCAAGGTTTGCATATCGTTCACAACGTCGGCGGCACTCTGGTTTCTAACCGCTTCCACAGCCTCCGGCACCTTCTCGGCCCAGCCGGCGACGGCGGCGGCAAAAGAAAGCGTTGCCATCAGGCGGCTCGGGCGCGGTACCGGCGCAGGCCGGCGGCGATGTAGTCGATTTCGTAGCTCATGCGGCACTTGCACCCGATCTTGTGCCGCGCCGGCGCCTTTGGGTCGTGCGGATGCATGAGCGCAGTGCCATCGGCGGCGATGAACGGCTGATCCAGCGGCACGCCTTCGGCCTTGTAGCGGGCGGCCATCTCAATGTGCTGCAAGCGTGGGTGTTCGGAGCCGGAATGCAGCCAGTGCTTGGTGACCTCCTGCGCGGCGATCTTGCCCGCCTGGATCTGCTGGCGGATTGCGTTGTCGCGGACCGAGAACAGCGCTGTGCGGGTCTCCTCAAGGGCAATGGTCTGGCCGCGCAGGAGAAGGTTGCGGTCGGACAGCCGGCCGATCATCTTCGCCACCATGTCGGCCGGTACCGGCTTGCCCTCGCGAATGGCCTTGGCCACGGTTCGGTCATAACGCCGGTCTCTCGTCTTCAGATCGAGATAGCGGCGCATTCCCTCAACATCGCCGGCAAGCAGGCTTTCGCGCGCTCGGCTGATGAACTCCACCTGCCGGGACGTGAGCCCGATCAAGCCCCCTTCCCGCCGTCCGGTCACACGGCTGATGCGCCCGACGACCTCAAGCGCTGTCGCGGTCGGGTTCTGCCCGCGCGACAGGCCGCTTTCGAATGCGATGCGCAGCGCCTCGCGTTGATCCTCTGTGATCCGGGTCACAAGCTCCGACGACTGCGACCGAAGCAGCGCCTCGGCTTCAAGGTTGCGGACGCCGAACTGAAACAGAACCCGCGTGCCGTCCGGCGCGACCAGCTTCGGCAGGCTCTCGACCATGTTCACGCCGCCGGCGTTGAATGCCTCCTGCAAGGCTAGCTCCAGTGCGGCGAAGGCCTCCGGCTCGAACTGGATCGCCTGCACGGCGCCATAGATGTCGCCACGCTCCAAGCGCTCGACAACCGTCTTGAGCACGATGCCCGACTTGATCGCCTCGATGCACTCGCGAAATGCCGCCGCAAGCCGTGGCTCGTAGCGCTCAAGCAGTTCGTCAAATGTCATGCTCTATCCGATCAGCCAGCCGGCCGCCGCCCATCCGAGGTGAGCAAAGGCGCCCACGACGAACGCGATCAGCGCGCCCCGTACCATCAGGCGGCCCGCAAGAGATGGGTGGACGTTGTCGTTCATTGACGTGCCTGTGCTTCCCAGAACACCACCAGCCCGGCGGGCGACAGCGGCTTGACGTTGACGATGGCGTGCTCCTCGCCGCCGATCACCACTTTGTCGGCCGTGCTGGGCTCGATCGAGAGACCGGCGGTCGAGAGGTAGACTAGCTTATCGCCCCTCATGATGAGCGTGCCGTCTATCTTGTCGTCGGTGTACTGCATGACGGCCAGCTGGCAGGCGTGGTCGGTGGTGACCGTCTCCGGGTCGTAGGCCGGGCCGCTTGTCGTCGTGCGACGGATGGCGCCGGCCTGGCCGAACTTGGCGATGAGGCGCGCCGCGGTTTGCTGAAGCTTCGGATAAAGCGCATTCACCATTTCGCACGCACGCCCTTTCCTTCTGATTTCAACGCCATAGATACGCCCCTACAGCGCAATTCAGCGCTCGCTTTAGGAGTTGGGGTTTTGGGAACATCAGTTTTGGTCAGCATCTTGATCACGTTTCTGGTAATCGTGCTGGTGCTTTATCTCATCGGCATGCTGCCGGTCGACGCGAAGATGAAGCAGATTGCTCGCATCATCGTCATCATCATCGGCGTCATTTCGCTGCTGAAGTACCTGGCCGTTTTCTAGACCACCAGGACGCCCACAACGACCGGGCAGAGGAAAGGCCATAGAAGGCCTTCGATCACAGTCACGACGGGCGTTGCCATCGCAATCATGTCAGCGACGCTCGTCGATGAGGACGTTGAATACTCCACCTCGATCTGCCCGACCTTCTCCCGCTTAACGGTCGAGGTTCCGGTCACGACCGGCGAAAGGCTGCCCGGGTTCGTTAGTTCGAGGAATGCCGCCTCATAGGACGCGTTGATGATGGCGACGGGCACAGTGTCGGCCGGGATCGCCTCTCCGTAATAGGTGGTGGCGCCCGTGCGGGGCCACGCGCGCTCCTGAGCGAAGCCACCCGTCCTGCGCCCGTTGAACCGTGGCTCATACCGATCGATCACCAGAGAGCCGCGCTGCATGGCAGCGTCTTTCTGGGCATCGGTCGTTCCATCGGGGAAGGCATAGCCGGCCGCGGTCGCGTACGTCGTGAAATCCGCTCTCGTACCGTATCCGGCCATGTCTTCCTCCTTTGGTGTTTGCCCGGCAGTCGCCCGCCGGGCAAGGTCTCAGGGCTGCGTCGCCAGCTCTTCCAGAGCAGCGATGATCTCGTCCTTCTTGGACGGGGTCTTTTCACCGAGGAGTTTGGCTGCCGCCGACTTGAAGGACATGAACTGGACGGCCGGATCGTTGGCCATAGCCAGGACTTCCGTTGCGTTCTTGGGCTGATCGCCGGCATCCGCAGTCTTCTCGCCATCGGCGACGACAGTGACCTTCACGCCGTCGCGCGCCAGCGCGTCGATCTGCTCTTCCGTCGGTTCGCGCGCATCCCTGACCGTATCGGCTTTCCCTGCGGGCACGACATGGTGCCCGCCCTTCACTTTGAAAGCCTTGTCGACATGGCTTCCGTTCTTGACGTTGATCTCGGCCATGGTCAGGTCCTCGTGCCCTTGCGCAGGACGTCGGGACGCTGAACGAAGTACAGCGGGTAGCTGTAGAGTTCGCCGCGCGTCCATGCCTGACGGTCCCGGTCGGGGATGTTGATGGCGTACGTCTCCTGCCCGAGCGTGTTGACGTAGGGGCCGAACTCCGCGGGGGCGTAAGCGACCTTGAAGATGTCGCGTGCGCCAACGGGGAAGAACTTCGCCTCGTCCGGGTCGATGGCCACCGTGGAGTTATCGTCGGTTCCACGGTAGTTGTGCCAGGTGATGCCGCCGTAGGTAAACGACTGCCAGGACTTGTCGCCACGCAGATCTGCGGCAGCCGCCCAGTTCAGATAGGTCTTCTCCACCTCGGGATGCGTGATAAGCGCATCATAGAATGCGTCACCGACCAGAGCGTGGACGGTCGTCGCGGGCGTGAAGGCCCCGCCGGCGGAGCGTGCCATCGACCGGATCACCTCGGCGCACTTCAGGCGCACCGCACCTGTTGCCGGAGAGGCGTTGTCGAGGTCGAAGTCGATGGCGGCCGATTCAGTGACACCGAACTCGGTGAAGTAGTTGTAGATCACCGACGTGCCGTCCGCATCCAGCAGGAGACCCTGCAGGGCTCCGAGACGGTGGTACTCGTGGGTGAGTTCCATGTCGTCGCGAACCATCGCCATGCGGCGCAGGTATTCTGCTTGCACCTGCGAGAATTCGGTATCGGAGCCGAAAGCGCGGATCCCCTGCACCTCTTCCGCATAGAGCGTGAAGCCCTTGGCAAGGCGGACCGTCTTCAGGGGCACTGCGTTGCGGGGATCGACCTGCAGTTCCTTCGGGGGCGCGCCGACGGGGCTGGAGGGGATCAAAGTGAGCGCGTTCTCACGGCGATCGACGAAGATCGAGCGCGTACGAACCGGCATGGGCTCGAAGATGCCCAGCTGGCCGAGAACCTGCGGCTTATAGCCGACCTTCTGGACCGCGCCGGTAAGCGAGGTCATGGAGAAGGCCGAGCTGTTGAAAATATCCATAGATGCCATGGTTTCGGCCTCCTTTATCGGACAATGATGCCGAGCGCCTTGAGCGCAGCGTTGGCCGTAGCCTTCGCAGCGTCATTGGCGCCGGCCTGATAGATGAGATGAGCGCCGTTCACTTCGCAGTCGCGGGTGACGACCGTGCGCTTCACGGTGCCAACGGCGGCTTCAAAGAGGATTCCGGCGATGGTCTGGGCGCCGCTCGAAGCGCCAGGATCGTAGGCGACGTAGTTGCCGCCGGACGTCAGTTTGCCGAGGATCGTGCCGGCAAGCAGGCCCGGTGCGGAGCCAGCGGCGACCGTGACCTCGTCGCGGGAGCGATACATGCCGTTGGCTTCGGAAACCAGAAAGTTTGCCGTGCCGCGCTTTTCGTAGAGAGTAGCCATGGATCAGGCCTCCTTCTTCAGGCCGACGCCGGCCGTGGCGAAGACATTGTCGCCCCATGCGTCGTTGGAAATGACCTTGAGGCCATCGGATACTGCACGGGCGAACGGATCGGGATTCGCCTTGGCGTCTTCGGCCAGGATGTCGAAGCGCGCGTCGATGTAGGCCTCGGGCTTGCCGGCGAGTGCCGCATCGCCGAGCTTGGCGACGACGACGGCCTTGCGGATATCGGCGTCGGTCAGGCCTTCCGTCTTCACGTCCTTGGCGATGGACTTGGCGACGGAAATGAGGTCCGCACGGGCCTGCACCTTGGCGTCGAGGGCCTTTTCATCGAGAACCTTGGCCTTCAGGGCGTCGATTTCGGCGTCCTTTTTGGCCAATTCGGCGTCCTTGGCGGCGATGGCCGTCTGGTGCGCCTTCTCGGCGTCGATGAACTTCGTGTTGGCATCGGCAAGTCGCGACTGCAGCGTGCCGATCACCGTGGCCCCCTGGTCGGTTACTTCGACCGGGATGCCATCGACGGTAACCGTCTTCAGGGTCATGATCTTTTCCTTTTCGGGTTGCTGATCATTGGTCACAGGGGCGGCGCCCCACGAAATCGCACCGTCACCGATGCGA